GCCGCGACGCCTACGCCCTGGCGCGCACGATGGGCGCCGTACACGTGTCGATCGAAGCCGACGTCCCGACGTCATCGGACGGCGGACCGGTCGTTCGTTCCGCCGACGCGCCGTCCGTGCTCACCGGTGTCGCGATCTGTTGGCCGCCGACGTCGGGAGCGTTCGCCGGCGCGGTCGGCGCCGCCCGCGCCACACCCGACCCCGTCGACCCTGACCCTGAGGATCCCGAGGATCCTGACGAAGACGACGACGACACGGAGTCGACGGCGCGCGGTCGTGTCGCCGAGCTCGTCCGCGCCGAGATCGCCCGGTTCGGGATCACCGGTCGCGCGGCCGGTCGGACGGCGTCACCGCTCGCCCGGTTCGGTTCGTTCGGCGCCCTAGCCGACGCCGCCCGCGACGCGTCGCCGGCCGAAGGTGCGACCCTGTCGCGCGAATTCACCGCCGCCTACAGGTGCCACCGGGAACGTGTCCGCACCGCCCGCGTCTGGGTGGATCAGATCACCCCCGACAATCCCGGTGTGATGCCGCCGTCGTGGCTGACCGAGGTGTTCGGGATCGTTGATCATGGCCGCCCGTCGATCACCGCCCTGGGCGGACCGCGGGCGCCTGGCGACTCCGGACTGGACGTCTACTGGCCGACCTACGCCGGCGACCTGACAACGATCGTCGGCGAACAGGTCGCGGAGAAGACCGAGATTGTCAGTGTGAAGGTCTCGTTCACCCGTGGCCAGGCGACGTTGAAAACGTACGCAGGCGGATCCGACGTCAGTCTTCAACTCCAACGCCGGTCGTCGCCGTCGTACATGTCCCTGTACGACCGGATCTTGCAGATCGCCTACGGGATCACGACGGAAAACGCGTTCATCGACGCGGTCGTCGCCGGCGCCGGACACACTCTTGTCCTGGCCGATCCGGCGAACGCCGCCCTGGGCGATGTCAAATCGTTCTTGTTCGCCGCGTCCGCCCATGTCCGGTCCGTGACCGGGATGCCCGCGACCGCCGTGATCGTGTCGTCGGACGTGTTCGCCGGCTGGGGCGCGTTCGACAACCTGTGGCCGTCCCAGTACGGGACGGCGAACACCGCCGGGACGGCCGACGCCGCGACACTGTCGATCAATATCAACGGCCTGGAAATCACCGAGGCACCGATGGCGCCCGCTGGGACTGTGATCGTGACGAACGAACAAGCCGCCGCCTGGCTCGAGGAAGGACCGTTCCTGATTTCGGCGCCGGACGTCCCGAAGCTGGGAACCGACGTCGCGATCTGGGGGATGGGCGCCCCCGGTTTGTTCCTGCCCGCCGGGATCACAAAGGCCGCCGCCGTCGCCGGACGTTCACGGTCGAAGGACTGATGACGTCTGAGTACTGCACCGCGGCGGACGTCCTGGAACGGCTACGCCTGCCGGCCGATCACCCCGACGCGTCCTACGTCGCCGAATGCACGATCGTCGCCTGTGAACTGATCGACGACCGCCTGGGCTACCCCGACGCGGACGGCGTGATCGTGCTACCGATCCCGCCGTACCCGCGTCGCCTGTGGCGCGCCGCGATCGGTGTCGCGACCGACGTCTACCGGTACAAGGACCGCGAGGCCGACACGTCGGGAACGTGGGGGACGGCGCCGGCGCCGCCCCCGCGGATCCCGAACAACGTCCTGGAACGCTACGACGCGTTGATCAACCCGTCGCGCCATGTCTGGGGGATCGCGTGAACGGCCTCGAGGACGTCCGCACAACCGTTCACGCCGCCCTGGTCGCCGGCGTCCTGGACGCCGGCGTCCTACCTGTCACGTCCGTTCACCCGTACCCGCCCGACGAGCTCGCCCTACCGGCGATCTGGCTGATGTCACCGTTCGGTATGCGACCGGCCGACGCTCGAACGATCGTCGCCGAAGTGTCCGTGATCGTGGCCGTCGACGGCGCCGAAGCCGCCCAGATCGCCGCCCTGGACACGTTGCAAGCGGTCGCCTGGGTCGCCCTGGAAACCGTCGGAACGGCGACACTCGCGACGCCGACAGCGTTCGTCGCCGCCGGGGTGACGTTGCACGCCGTGACCATTTCCGCCGACGTCGACGTCGACGTCCGAACCCTGTGTCCGCCTGTGCTGACACTCGCCACGAACTAACGAAGGGGATTACAACATGTCCGCAAAGGTCACAAAGTTCGGTCCTGGGACGCTCACCCTGGGCGAAGTCGGGACACCGATCGACGTGTCGTGTCAGGTGATTTCGTGCCAGGTCACCTGGGAGAAAGACAAGGACGAAGACGTCGTCGTGTTGTGCGGGGAAACGGTCGGCGGATCCACGATCTACACCGCCCAGCTCACCGGCGAAATGTTCCAGGACGTCGCCGACGCCGCCGGGATCCTGTTCTACTCCTGGGAACACAAAGGCGAAACGGTCCCGTTCACGTTCGAACCGTCGACGGCCGCCGGCGCGACCTGTACCGGGAACGTGATCGTCGACCCGTTGTCGTTCGGTTCCGACGAACCCAAAGCGAACATGACGTCGGATTTCACCTGGGACTGTGTCGGCGAACCTGTGCTCACCGCCGGACCGCCCGCCGACGCGTTCGCGTCCGACGATTTCGACCTGGCGAAGACGTGACCGAATGCCGCTCACGGAGAAAGGTTCGGCCGAACTCGCGTCGGCGTTGACCGCGATCAGTCACGGCCTGGACGATCTGGACCAGGCCGCCGACGACACCGTCACCCTGGTCGTCGCTCGAGCTCGCCGCCTGGCACCGACGAAGACCGGCGCCCTGGCGCGGTCCATCACCGGCCGCGGATCCGGTTCGACCGCGACGATCGGCGCCGGCGCCGACTACGCCGGCGCGATTCATTCCGGCGTCCCGTCGCACGGAATCCGACCGACCCCGTTCCTGTATGACGCGGTCGAAGCCGAACGCGGCCGGATCCTGGACGCCTACGCCGACAACGTGCAAACCCTGATCGAACGGAAGGTCTGACCCTGTGCCCGACAAAGTGAGAATGATCGCCCCGTACCTGACCGTCCTGATGGAAGACGGCGCCGTCCACGCCGTCCAGGCGAACAACTTCGACATGTTGCTGTACGAGCGAACCGCGCGGAAGAAGAACTGGCCGCCGCCCCAGGAAGCCCAGATGGAATGGATGACCTATCTGGCCTGGCACGCGCTGCAACGCGAAGCCCAGATCCCGAAGGACGTCACCTACGACGATTTCGCCGCTACCTGTCTGTCGATCGACCCGACACCGATCGAGGTTGACCCTTCCCCGACGGTTCCCGACACCGGCTGATCGTGGAACTAGCGATCGCGACCAACATCGCCCCGTCCCTGTGGGCGCTCGAGGACGACGCAACGATCGCGACCGCCCTCGAGGTACTCGCCGAACAAGCCGAACGGATCCGAAATGGCCGGTAAAGCACAACTGACGATCGACGTCACCGCGACGACGTCGGGCGCCGTCGCCGACCTGAAGAAAGCCGAACAGGCCGTCGACAACTACGGCGACGCCGCGAAGACCGCGACGAAGAAGTCGAAGGACGTCGCCGGCGCGATCGACAGTGTCGGCGGCGTCGCCGGCGGCGCGACGACCGGACTCCGCGACATGTCCGACGCCGTCGCGATGGCCGGATTCCCCGAATTCGCCGCGGGGATGCAAGTCGCCGCCGTCGGACTCGAGTCCCTGGACGGCGCCGCCACCCTGTACAAAGCCGCCCAGGAAGGACTATCGAAAGCGGTCGCGTTCTTCGACGGGATCATGAAAGCGTTGAAGCTGACGATACTGTCGAACCCGATATTCCTGATGGCCGCGGTCGTCATCGCGATCGGTGCCGCGTTCGTACTCGCCTACACCAAATGCGAAACGTTCCGGAACATCGTCGACGCCGCCGTCCGGTTCGTCTGGGACACGATCCAAACCGTCTACCACTGGGTAGCGGACAACTGGCCGTTGTTGCTGATCATCCTGACCGGACCGTTCGGCCTGGCCGTCACCGCGATCGTCAAATACCGCGACGAAATCTGGGACGCGATCAAAGCCGTATTCAACTGGTTCAAAGACACCTGGGACAAGGTGTCCGGATTCCTGTCGGGACCGATCACGTCCGCCGTGTCCGTCATCACCGGCGCCCGCGACACGATCTGGGACGCGATCAAAGCCGTGTTCAACTGGGTCAAAGACAACTGGCCGCTACTACTCGCGATCATCACCGGACCGTTCGGTCTGGCCGTCCTGGCGATCGTCAAGAACCGCGACACGATCTGGGACGCGATCAAAGCCGTCTACAACTGGTTCCGCGACACATGGAACGGGATCACCGAATGGATTTCGGGCGCGTTCACCGACGCCGTGTCGGCGGTCGTCACCGCCCGCGACAACATTTGGGACGCGATCAAATCGGTCTACAACTGGCTTCGCGACACGTTCAAAGGCGCGAAAGATTTCCTGACCAAACCGTTCACGAACGCCTGGGACACGATCAGCGGAGTGATCGACGACATGCTCGCCGCCGTGCAGTCCGTGATCGACCTGATCAAGAAGATCAAACTGCCCGACCTGGGATCCCTGGTCGGAAAGATCACACCCTGGTCGATCCCTGGCGCGCCCGCCGTCGCCGGACTCACCGGCGCCCCGCGTGTCGCCGGCCGCGCCATGTCGGCGACGTCGACCGCCGGCGCCGGCGGGATCACTATCAACGTGTCCGGCGCCCTGGACCCTGACGCCGTCGCCCGACAGATCGAACGGATCCTCGCCGGCCGATCCCGCCGTGTCGGCGGAGTCAAACGAACCGCGGGGCGACTGTGACCGCTCCCGACTGTGTCGTGACCGTCGCCGGCTCGAGGTTCGCCGACACCGCCGCCGAGCTCGTCGCCGGCGAACCCGTCGCCCTGGCCGAACTCACCGTCGACTGGGGACGTTCGAACACGTTCGATCAACCGTCACCGGCGACGTGTTCGTTCACCGTCCTGGACACCCCAGGCGGGATCGTGTTCACCGAACGCCTACACGTCGGCGACCCGATCGAAGTCAACGCGACCGGCGATATCGCCCAGGGGATCCCCGTCGACGTCGCCGTCGACGGCGGATTTGAAACATCGCCCGTTGGTCCGGCCGGGAACCGTGTCGCCGTCGTGTCGCCGACCGTCGCGACGATCGTGTCCGCGCCCGCGATCGGTACCCGTTCGGTTCGGGTCACGGCGCCGACCGGTAACCGAACGGTTCTCCGGATTCCGCCGGCCGCGTTCACGCCTGGCAACGCCGCCGGCTGGGACACGATCCCGCAACTAGGCCCGAACGAATGGACATGGACCGCGTCGGTTCGTCCGCCGTTGAACGGTCGTGTCGGAGTGATCGGTATCGGTTTCGCCGGACCCCAGGCACCGACACCGACCGGGATCGTCGGCGCCCTGACGCACTATGTCTGGGGACACCTACCGGCCGCCTGGACGACCGTGTCCGACACCGTCCGCGCCACGAC